GTTTAGGGCGTGTACGGGTCTGGCCGGTGGGGTGTGTGAGTTTTGTGCCTTGTTCCGGTCACGAACCGGTGGCCTGCATCTCAGGTGGTTAGTTCTGCAAAAGTGTCCGCATGAGTGGGTTAGTGAGTCAGGCGACAAGGCTTGTTAAAACGACAAAAGCCCCCAACGTGTGTTGAGGGCATATTGTGTCGTCGCGTCGATTATAGCACAGTGCGTGACAAGTTAAGACAGGCGGTCTGCGAGCCAACAACCTATCTCTTCTACGGTCAACCTGTTCAACGCAATATCTTCCATGAAGTCACAAATCTCATCATCTTCCATATACTGCAAAAGAAATCCATTTTCTTCCAAGTAAACAACCCCGCATATCCAGGCAGTTCGCTTGTTTCCATCGAAGAATGGGTGTGCATTCACCAAATGCTCAATAAGCATAGCAGCCTGCTTAAGCGGCGACTCTACAAGATATTTACCGTTCCATGTTTGCAAAGGGGCGGCGAGAGCGCTCTCAAGCTTCGTTCTTTCCAAAACATTGAACTTTGTTTTTATAAGATCACTGTTCAGCGAAATCACCGACTCTACATCTAAGCAGTACTCGTTCATCGGCTAGCGAGAAGTTCTAGTGCAGACTCCCACCTAATGACAGCTCCTCGCATCCGCTCTTGAATTTCAGATGCAGACGCCGCCTTCTTTAGTCTAGGTCGATGAGGAATCTTGCCCCCCTTCATTTCCTGCACCGCATAGAACCGCCGCATGGTCGACTGTGAAAGTGGATTTCGGCTAGGAGCTCCCTCTGAAACGCCTTGTCGCGCTTCGGCCCAAGGTTGCTCAGAATGTGTCAAAGCAATTAGCTCATCCTTATTGAGATCCCCATAAAATTCGAGCACAGCGTCGATAATGGCTTTGTCATCTTCAGAAAGATTTGAAACCTTCGCGGATGGCAATATTGCCGACATTGGGCCCGAGCGATGATAACGGTTCTCGGCATGTAGATTCGGCTCGACTGGACCATCGGTCCATGCCTGAAACTCTTCGGCTACCATCGGCTTGCCGAACCAGCCAAGGCTCCACGCCTGCGAGTAGTAAGTGAGCTTGGCTAACCTCCATGCGTCAATCCAGCCCTTTTTGTCGTAGATGTACTGCGCAACGTCGATTGTGGTTGCCATAGCTCCTCCTTTCGCTAACGCTGTGCCTATTGCCATTATTCATGACATTCACATTTGTAGCACTATTGACGCTCCGGCAATCCCTTTGCTTCCTCTCGCAATCCAACTGCTTCGAGCACTTCGCGCAGGTTAAGGACGTTCTTTCCCAGAGGAGAGCGCTTTGCAGAAATCACCCCTCTCTCTACCCACTTTCTTAGCAGTTCGGGGCTTGCATTGTACCCCTGTTGTCTCAGTTTGTAGCAGATGGTTCGTGCTGCGGGCCAGGTTTATTGTGGGTCTCTTAGGAAAGGCAGTGGCCCCGCTGGTTGGGCGGGGTTTTGGGGCGTTTCTGCGTCGGTTGGTGGGATTATGCTTCCTCCCATTCCCCTATCCAGCGGCGGTGTGTGGGGTCTCCGTCGAAGTGGTACACGTTGGTCATGCCTTTGTAGTTGCCTAGGTATTCGGCTTCTTCCCATTCCCCTGCTGGTGGTTGGCCGTCCGGCATCCAGGCGCGAGGTAAGTTAAAGCATAGGGTGATGTTTTCGTTTTCGGCCTCGAAGCGCCCATATCCTGGCTCGAACAGCATTGATACAGGGGCGCCGGCTTGTGTCTTTTCGTATATCGCTCGTTCCTTACCCACTGGGGTTTCATAGACGCACCACATTCCTATGCAGTTGGCGCGTTCTTCTTCGGTCATGTCTGCCAGTGTTCTCATTCTTCCTTCGCGTGGTCGGCTGCTGCGAGTAGGGCGTGGGCGAGGTTGCGGGCTTGGTTGGTGGTCATTGATTTTCCCCAGCCGTGGCTGTCTGTTATCCAGACTTTCTTGATGAATGCGGATACCCATTTATCAGGAAGCTCTGGAACTTCCCATGCTGGTTTATGTACGTCTATAGGTGGATTAGGGTGCGGGAGTACTCGCTCGGGCGCGAGCAGTCCTGCTTCGTGGAGGCTGCGGGCAATGTCACGTCCTAGCCCCTCGTGGTTGAGGAAAGCGTCCTCGAATAGGCCACTAATTACTTCTGCTGCTTGGTCTTGGTTACTCATTGGTTTCTCCTAAGATGTAGTCAGTGTTCTGAACCGCGTGGTTGGCCAGGGTTCGCTCCGCAACCATTCGCTTGGGGTCGTCGGCTACAGATAGCCAGGCCTTTCGCATAGAGGCGAGTTGTTTCCGCATCCATAGGACTTCTCCCGCGAGTTGTGGGGCGTGGGCTGCGAGGTGTGCGTTTTGGCCGTGCATGATTCCTAGATACTCCCCATTGGCGCTTCTTATTTGGCGTGACATGTCCGGGCGGGGCGCTCCATCGGGATACGTTTCTATCACTGTCCATGGCCCTGGCGTGGCTTTCTCTAGCAGGCATTTCAGGTGGGTGGTGGTGAGGTTATTCATTGGTGTCACCTAGGACGATTTCTTTGAGGTAGCTGGCGATGATTGCGGGGTTTTGCTGCTCGTTATTTGATGCTTTGGTTTCCATAGCCAGAATTAGGCCTTTAACCTGCTCGCGTAGGCGGATTACTTCCTGTGCGAGTTCTGGGGCGTGGGCTGCGAGGTTTACGTCGTGGTCGTTCCTGTTCCAATCGACTGCTTGGTCTGTGTTCCATAGCACTTCTCCGTGCTCGCTGGTAATACAATCGGAGTCTCTTGCTTCCCACGGGCCGGGTGTGGCTTGGTCGAGTAGGTGTTTCAGGTGTGTGGTGGTGGGGTTAGGCATTGTACTGCTTCCATTCGTATCCGAGGTTGGTTTTAGTGATTTCTAGGGCACCCATTAGTTCTTCTGCTGTGCAGGCTGCGTCGCTTTCTAAAGCGTCGGCAATAATCAACGTGTCTCGCTGAATTTCCTTTCCGTCCAAGGAGCCGTGGCCCCTTCGCGCCGCTTCAGCGTAGGCGTAGAGCGCCTGGATTACTGCCTGTACATTGTCTTGATTCATTCCTGTATCTCGGTGAGTGTGTAGCGCTTGCCGGTCGGGGTGAGGTGCTCGGGCCTTTGGTAAATGAGATAGGATTTTATTGTGCCCTTGAGGATAGCTTGGATGTTTCCAGTTTCTTTTGATTGTTGAAGCATGATTACCGAGCTGCACGATTCGTCTTCTGCTTCCGCAAGAAAGTGCTCATCGTCGTTCCATTCGATTTCGGCCATTGTGGGTTGTGGTTTGGGAGGGAGGGCTGCGCGAACAGCTAGGTGTAGATCGTTAATCTCTTTATGCTCCTCGACCCTAACAGGGGTGAACTCCTCGGCCAGGCGGGCGAGCGTGGTCACCGCCGTGTATGCGTCGATGATTTCTTGGCGGGTGGGGTTAGGCATTGGTGGTGTCCTTTGCTTGTTCTGCTAGGCGGCGGGTTTCTTCTTCGACTTCTGCCCATGTCCAGGCGTGGACGTGCTCCCCATGAAAGAAAGCTATTTTTGGGTTAGCGTGCTGGGCTTCGGGGTGGTGTCCGTCTCCGAGGTGGTTGGTGTCGAAGCCGATTACGCGGCCCTCGTGGTAGGTGATTCCGCCGTGAACTTCAATGTCAGGGTGCACTTCAATCATGTCGGGGGAATTAAGCCATGGGTGGTTTTCCGGCAACTCGATGTATCCGTTAATGGTGAACGGCCCCATCTGTGTCATGCAGTTGATGCCCCGGTGGGTGAAGTAGCGGGCGGTGTTGTTGGCGATGCAGTCGAAAGGGTTGGTCATTAGTCCTCCTCTATCCAGGTTTCGTCAATGTCTACGGTTTGCTTGTTGATGATTTCGCGTGTCCAGAGCTTGCGGTCACTCTCTAGAGCTGTTTTGATACTGAACTCGCGGCCCCAAGTTGTCCCCTTGTTCCACATGATGTGGCCCTTTTTGGTAATGTTTCCGTCCTTATCACGCTCGACTCCGATTCGTGCGCCGTACTCGATTTCCTTGTGTCCGATGTGGATAGGCTTGGGGATTCGGTCGAGGTCACGGTCACGCATAGTTATTAGTGGCTTGCACCATTCCTCCCACTTGTCGGCTTCATCTTTGCCGAGCTGGGGAACGAGGTCAGCGTTGCCTCCGTACATGTGCGGGTCGCGTACGCGGACGATGCCGTCTTTGACGCCCTGGACTACGTAGTCCACTAAATCGTCTTGGTAGTAGGGGTGGGCGGTGCGTAGGCGACGCTCCGCTTCCTTAGGGTCGCTGGTAGCAAATTCAATAATCATTGGTGCTCCTTGTTTTGGGTGAGGGTTACTGGTTGTTCGGGGTTGATGTTGGCGAGGTCTTTTGCGGGGAGGACGAGGGTTAATACGACCGATGTGTTGAGTGGTCGTATGGGTTGCCCGTCGAGTGTGCAGTCCCAGCCTTCGCTGTCGTAGTGGACTTGGGTGATTCGTGCGGTGGTCATGGTTTACCTGTCTGCCCATAGGTCGTAGGCGCGGTCTTTCCAGGAGTCGTCTTCTTGTTCTTCTAGTTCGTCTGGGTTGGGTTCGTTGGTGTCATCAAAGGGCCAGGGGTAGATCATTGGTTGCCTTTCCATGTGATGGTGATGTGGGCGCCGGTCCAGCCTTGTGGGTGGTATTGCTTGGTGATGTGCCATTGGGTGATGCGTGAGTCGTCTTTGATGACGCCGGCGTACTGCAATGCATCCCCCACGGCGCGGGCCAGCTTGTCGGCGTCGGGGGTTACGGCTGGTTCTGGGAACCTGGGGCGTTTGGGTTTGGGCATGAAAAAAGCCGCTGTGACCTGTATGGGTTCATCTAGCGGCTGGTCTGTGTAGCTGGTGCTTAGTTCTTGTATGAGTTTGTCGCGCCAGGGTTTGAGTTTCTTTGAGGATTCAATCATACGTCCATGACCGACGTAACGCTTTGAACCTTGGGGCGCTGGGATTCCTTCAACTTGGAAAGTGAGCGGGTTGGTGTTGATTCCCTCCGGTTTGCAGGTCTTGACCTCCGAAGCTGGGACAATAATCACGCGGCGTTCGCCGGATTGTTTGGCTGATTTTCGTGTTCTGCTCAAAATGGTGGTTCCTTTGGCTTCTGGCGAGTTGGTTTGTCGTTCTGGACTGATTGACCACGGGAGTCGTGTTTGTCGCTCTGTGGGGCTTTTAGGGGGTGTTTTGGGGTGGTTGTGTGTCTTCGTCTGGTGCGGGTAGGCGGTTTTTGTTGATTCCCCGTTTGAGGCGTTGGAAGAACTCCTCGGGTTGCATCTCCACCTCTGGGGGTTGTTGTTGGGCGCGGTGCCACCCTGCGCGGGCTATTTCCACCACGTCGAGGCCTTCGGGGTCTTGGGTGGTGTCAATGCCGGTCCAGTGTGGTGGTGGAACAACTTTGTGCATCTCAAACTCGTGCCCGTAGTTGTGTTTTGCGCGGATAACGCGGTGTTTCCACCTGTGGGCTTCGAGGATGTATTTCTTTGATTCGTCGCGTTCCCACTGCTTGATGACTTGTTTGGCGGCGTGGATGATGTCCCAGGGGCCGGCCATGGTGTCGGTGTGTGTGGTTGCTGCCCAGTAGCGGATCGCTTCGGGCCATACGTCTTCGGGCACGTTGATGGTTTCGAGAACATCTGCCCACACGTTGAGGACGATGGGGTCGTCTTTGGGGAACTTGTTGGGTGCGGCTGCGGACCCGTAGGCGATGATTTGGGATGCGAGCCGCATGTTTTCAGATTGGGGCATGGGGGTCTCCTAGAAGGGCGGTTCGAGTTGTTTCGTTCCGGTGGGTTGTGGCTTTTGTGCTTCTTGGGCTTCGAGTTCGCGTGCCATGCGTTCGCCTAGTTCGATGTAGCGCTGGGATTTGGATTTGGTTTCCGGTCCGCTGCTGGTGCTGGTGCTGGTGCGGGGGATGAGTTCGTCATCCCAGCCGTCTCTGTTGAGCCACGTGGTGGGCAGTGGGATGAATTGCTTGTCGGTGCCCTCGTGGTTGTGGAAGTCGGCGAAGCGTTGAGTCTTTGAGTTGAGTTCGTCGCGGCTTACGCGCTTAGTCGCACGGCGCCACTCATTGAGTGCTTTTCGTTTGCCTTGTTTGCGTGGGTAGAGGTTCCACCAATCCTCGAAAGCTTGCGGGTATGAGTTCACGGGTTCAGGTTCATTTGCTTGGTTTGAACCACCGCGTTCATCGTCAGATGAACATGTGTTTTTACCCTGTTCCCCTGTTCCCCTGTTCCCCTGTTCCCCTGTTCCAGGCGCGGGGGTCTCGCGAATGTCTCGCGAATGTGTCGCGAGGGTCTCGCGAATTTCAACGTTTTCGCTGGTAGGCAAGGGGTATCGTGGCTTGTTCGGCTTATCTATCCGTTGATGACGCTCCCAGTTCGTAATTGACAGATAATCCTTTGAACCATCTGAATATCTTTGAACTAAACCTTGTTCTGAAAGCCTCCCGATGCCTTCTGAAACCCTCGAGAGGGTCTCGCGAGGGTCTCGCGAAAGGTCATCGGCGAACAGTTCAGCAGCAATCACCGGCACCCGGTCAACCCCTACCCCGTTGTCATCTACGTATGACCACAAGCCAATAAAAAGAAGCCGGTCTTCTATGGTGAGGGCCGCTATATCTAGGCTCCTCCAGAACTCTGGCTTTATGCTTCTAATCCGCATCGTCTTCTCCTCCTTTCTCTATGGATTGGAATAGTTGGATGAGTGCGTCGAGGAAGTCTGGCCTGGCGCAGTAAAGGTCGCGTGATTCGAGGTAGGCGCGCATGTCCTGACGCTGCTTATGAGTGGGCATTTAGTCGCTGCTTCCTATTGCGTTGATGCCGCGTTGGGTGGTGCCGAGGGTGGGTACTTCTGCCCAGACGTTGAGGACGATGGGGACTACTACGAGTTGTGCGATGTAGTCGCCGGCTTTGATTCGTTGGCCGGTTGTGCCGGTGTTGTGGAGACTGATTTTGATGGGGCCGCGATATCCGCTATCTACGATGCCGGTGCCGTTACTCAGCACTAGGTGCTTCTTAATCCCGGTGGAGCTGCGTACAAACAACATGCCCACATGCCCCCGCGGCACAGCAACGTGCACGCCGGTATCGCCTACCCTGTGAGCACCAACAGGCACTGTCAGGTCATGTTTCAGGGCGAGGTCAATGCCGGCATCGTCTTTGTAGGCTTGGCGCGGCTGCGCGGCACCATCATCAAGCGAGTAATAAATCATGCGCCCCACCCCCAGCGGAGTACCTTGCGGGAGGTGCCGGACATTCCCTCGTTGGAGCGCTTATCATCAAACCTGTCCGCCCAATCGCCAAGCCCTCGCTTTGTATAAGGGGAATCACCATTGTTCGCCACGATGGTGCCTGCTGGCGCGTTCTCGTAGTCCTCAACGGTGCTTAGCACCTCCGGGTGCTCCGGCTCGTCTGTGACCTCCGCTAGACGGTAGGTCTTTCCGTTTGGCATGAGCCGGTAACGCGGGATATTCCCTTCATCTGTGATGATGTTCTCGGTGTGTTCGTCGTGCCACATCATCACTACCTCAAGGCCCTCGGGTGTGGTAGCTCCCGCCAAGTAGTGCTCCGGGCCCCATTCCACGTCTGCCATTGTTGGTGGGGTTGTGGTGGCTAGGATGTGCTCAGCGGCTGCGGTCAGCCCCGGGTCCCACTTCCAATCCGGTTGAGCCGTAATCCGCTCAGCCCACCTGCGGGCCAGGCGTTCAATGTCGTTGTTCATTGTTGGTTCCTTTCAGTGTCGTTGTTCGTCTTTTTCGAGGACGAATTTCGTCATGTCTGCCGCGTCGAAGTAGGCATCTCGGAATAGGCTGCTGCCTGCTGCGAGGGTTTCGAGGTCGAGTTTGAGTTGGCGAATATCGTCTATGAGGTGTTCGTAGAGGGTTTGGTATTTCATCGCGGGGCAAAAAGAACCCCGCCAGGTGGACTGTGGAGGTCCTAAACAGCGGGGCTAGTGGTTGAGTAGGTGTTGTAGTGCGTAGGCGGATTGTTTGCCGCCAATTCTCACTTGGACTCACACCACCAATCAGTGTGAGTGCTCTTCGTGGAGGGGTTGTAGTGGAGCGATTCGCGGTATTCAGTACCAGGACCGCAATGCTCACTATTATCATCGTGAGAATCTATGAAATAGAGCATCGTGGCAAAGCAGCCGATAAAAGATGCAGCACCAACTAGGAGAATAATTCCCCCGCCAGTCCAACTATCGTGAAATACCTCGAAACCATAAATGCAAATGAGCGCACTTCCAAAAAACCATGCTATGAGTGCCATCGCTGCGGCTGCCATGATGATGTATTCCATGCCTAGCTCCCTGCTATGAGTTTCAGCGCCCACAGGAGCGCATACACGGGGTGATTAGGGTCTGCTATGCCGCCGTCTGGGGTGTAGGCGGTGGAGAGGATATCAATGATGGTCTGCACGGTGGACTCCTCAGAATGGTGGTTGTTGGTCTTGGCCTGCCTGTGCGGGTTGTGACCACGCCCCACTAGCAGCGGTTTGTCCATTCTGCGCGGCGTTATCCCACGACTGCTGCGCCTGGCTGGGCTGCTGTTGTGGCGCGGCGGGGAGCGTGTAGTAGCGGTAGGCGTTGAACTCCACCTTGCTGCGCTTCTCCCCTTCTCGGGTCTCCCACGAGCGGGTAACCAACTTGCCGGTGACAGCTACCTGGTCACCCTTTTTCAAATCTGCAGCCATCTCAGCCCACGGGGTGGGATTCTGCTTATTGCCCGCCTCGTTCCAGATAGTCACGTCCAGGTACATGCTGCGAGTCTTTACCCACTGATTCTGTTCCTGGTCAAACCGCTTATCCGAGTTAGCAAGGGTGAAGTTCGTAACCGCAGCGCCCTGTGGTGTGAACCGCAACTCCGCGTTTCGTGTCAAGCCGCCGGTGAGGGTGATTACGTCAATCATTAGTTTTTCTCCTTGGGGAAGATGATGGGGGATACGGTGTGTAGCTTTGCTTTGGCTAGTCGCATGACTTCCTGCATTTCTGCGTCTGCGTCTGGTTGTGTGCGTCGCTCAATGACTTCATGCCAGGCGCGGAGGTTGCCGGTCACAACCATGCGGGTTTCCACAGCGTTTGGGAGGAAAACTCGGGCGGCTTCGCGTGCCTGCTTACATGAGAGACCTGCGGCGAGTAGTTTTTCGTCCGAGTCCTGGTAAAAATCCAACGCACCCTCTGCGTCCAGTTCAAGGTCATCTCTCAGCGATTGGCTGTTTCGCATGGCTGGCGGCATGACGATGTTTGCGTTGTTGGCGTTTATGAAGCGCTGCGCTTCGACCGAGAATGATAGGTGTCGGTGGCGGGTTAGCTCGGTAAGGAAAGCACGGGACACGCCGGTGAAGTACAGGGTTGCGGTGGCGTGCTCGCTGATGCTCCAGTGGCCTAGGTCTCCTAGTGTGCGGCGCAGGTAGTCCGCATCGTTGTAGGTTGCCTGGTTGGGGCGGTGGAAGCTGCGGTAGCAATTACGCCCGGCCATGGTGAGCAGGGTTTCCGCATCCGTTGATGCGTCCTGAATGCTCATCCACTCACTGATTGCTTTCTCATCAATCTTAGTGTGAGCAAGCAGGCGAACCTGCGGGGTGACAATGTTGACCATTTATTGCTCCTGTAGTTCGTTCCAGCGGGTGCGTCCGAGGTCGAGGACTGCTTGGGGAACGTCTGCGTCTTGGCGGATTTCTTGCATGAAGCCGGTGACATCTTCCGGGCTGGTAAGCTCCGCCAAAGCGGCTTTCACGTCCTTAACGAACTGGTCATCTTCCGGTTCCGGCTGCGGTTCCTGCTTCTTCTTCGGCGCCGGGGCAGACAACGCCTGCCGCGCCACATCCTGACGAGTAGCAGTCGCGGCCACTGGGCCGGTGTTGAAGTTGCCGTTCTCTACCTCTTCGCGGGTGTAATCCACCCCGCCCATCACTTCGTTGCAGGCTTCGCGTACACACTCGGAAACAGCGCGATTCTTCAACATGAGTTCCGGGTTCTTCTTCCAGTGCCCCTTACCCCACAAACCATGCTGCTCAGCCTTGGCCTTGTCCCAGCGGATAGTGTGCTCAAAATCAGGGTCGTCATGGCGGATAATGGTGCAGGTGGCGGTCATGGTTTCCGGGTCGAAGGATTCGCGCAGAATGTGCTTCGCGGCGCGGACACGAGTACGCATGTACTTAGCAGAAAAGGTGGGCACGTTTCCGACGAAGTACAACTCCGACATGGTTACCCATGTGGATTCACCCATGGACTGTGCCAGCTCCTGGGCTACGAGCACGTTAGCGGGGTTGCCTTTGAACTTGTCTGGAATCATGTTCGCCTGAGACAAAATCTCCGCGTGCTTCATCTGCACCGACAGGTTGTCCTCAAAACTGTTAGTGGCGATTTCGTTGGTCATTTAGATGTTCCTTTCATCGTCGAATCGGTCGAGGGTGATTTCTGTGAGGGCGACGGCGGTTTCCTCATCAAGGTCGCGGGCGGTGAAGCACTCCATGAGGTAGATTGCTTGGCCGGCGAATGCGGTCAACGCTGCGTAGTTGGCGTCGGTGGCGGTGCGGGCCACCTCCAAACGCCGGTAGGGCATGTCACTGGGCTTGCTCATAGTTTCTGGCGCTCCTTATCTGCTTGGTCGTGGATTTGCTGGTAGAGGTCACGCATTTCTGGGAACGTGTCACCGTGGTCGCGCAGCCAGTCGAAGGCTTCGCACTGGGCTCTGTTTAGGGCGCGGTTCTTTGCTCCCTTGCTTGGTTCTGTGGTGTAGATGCTCATTAGTTGACGACCTTTGTTAGGCGGAGGCGGGTGGAGCCACGGCGTACTTTTGTGCAGTAGTCGCGGTACATGTCCGGGTGTTCGGACTTCATGGCCTTGGTGTCAAAAGTTGTGGTGTCCTTGGTGGTGGACACACTCACCTTGTAGCCGGCGTGAGTGCCCGCGTAGGAATCACCTAGCTTCTCTAGGAGCTGTTTGCGCTGCTGGTCGATGCGGCCTTTTAATTCGCGCATCTCATCCTCGCCGGCACCTATCTCGGCTACGAGGTCTTCTATCTCGTCGGCGTCCTCTAGGCTGGTGACCTCACCCATCCAGTCGGGCGTAGTACCGTCCAGCCACGCGAACCACTCATCCGCTACCCGTTTAAGGTGCTCAATACACTTCTCGTCTCGGGTGAGGATAAACGTGGTCTGCTCCCCCTCCTTGAATGGAGGATTGTTCTCAGGCGCATCCAGCCGCTCCTCTACCCGCAGAACGCAGGCTTGCGCGCCCGTATGCCAGAGATTCGCTTGGCACTGCAGGTAATAGCCATCGGGGACTTGTTCGTGCCACTTACCACCAGACAGTGCATGACCTCTAGTTTTGATTTCCCCAATCACTTCCCCATCCTCACTGAAAAGGTCTGGGGTACCACACAAGCGTTCATCGTCCGGGTTGATGATGATGGTCTGCGGATTTGAGTTATACCGCAGGCGCGTATCCGGCGAATCAAGCTCAACCGGAGTCTCACCTGCTTTCACAAGCAACGGGTTAAGACGTTCATTCCATTCTGGATCCAGCGTTGCCGCAATTAAAGGCTCTTGGGACGATCCCCACCTAGTGATGGCGTTTCCGGTGAAATTGTCGCCGAACGTCTTTTTCTCCCTAAGTGTTTTCCACGGAGATGCTTTCTGACTGTTTAGGTCCCTTAGCTCCGTTGAGGTGAGGTGCTGACGGCGGAACTCATGCCACTCATCATCATCCTTCGGCTTAAAAAGCTTCATTTCTTCCTCCTCCTTCTCCTACGCCAAAGCACACGCCGCGCTGCACGCGCATGCCACGGACAAAACCGAAAACCAACGCCCAAACCATCAATCTCCCCACCTGGGACATGACAGCCCTCAAATAAACAAGGGCCGGGCAAATCAAACGCCCGACCCAAAAAATTCCAAGCATCATACTCAGACAAAAAAGAAATAAGACGCCCATCAAACTCCACCCAAAACCGACCACCATACTCAACAGGCTCAATCCCCTCCGGACCATGGCCTACATCCATACTGGCGGCACCGAAATAACCCAATGGAAGACAAATCCAACCAAACCACCGAAAAAGCCGGTCGCCCATGCGAACCGCATACGCTTGTCGGCGATGTCCTTCCAATACGCAACCTCCTTATAAGTAGGTTCGCGACGCTCTGGTCGTTTATTTGTGGTTTGGGTGTGCATTGCGGACTTTCCTTTCATGGGCTGCGATTTGGCCGGCAACACTGTTCGCACAACCAGCGAGATTCAAAATCTGTCGCCGGGTTTTCTCCGGCAAATGAGCACACCTGTAAATCATCTTCAGGCGAGTCTTAATATCAGTCATGTGGGTCTTCGCCTCAGCATGCGTAATCTGACGCATCATCTACCTCCAAATCATTACAAAAGTTCGATTAGTTCGTTGGAACATACGTTTTATAAAACCCATTGGTTCTCCCCCATCAGATATGCGTCGCACCATTCAGATTTGACGCGATACGTGCGCCCAGTCTTCACCGAGCGGAGTTCTTTACGACGCATGAGAACCCTCACTGTTTCCGGGTCCATGCTCATGTATTCAGCTGCCTCTTTGCTGGTCAGCCATCTGGTATAATTCAAAGTGTTCCTTTCAGGAGCCGATAGGGATTGCAAAAAGGCGGGACCCCGACGTGAAAGCCAAAAAGGGGGTCCCGCTTTTTCATGTATTGAGGGCTGGGTGCAGGCGAGGCTAGTGGTAATTACCGCAACCTTCACTTGAAGCTTCGTAGCTCCCCTCCCAGCCGGGGATTGGTCTCCATTCTTCTTTCATTTTGTTCTCTTTCTTCCCTCCCTATTTGGGAGAGCGTGCCGGTGTGTGGACTTGAACCACACGAGTGCCCTTACCGGCCTGTTATTTACGTCCTTAGTGGTTCCCTCCCGCTTACGGCGGGGTGCCTGCCTGTCGGCTTGGCCTAATACTTCACGGACACGTCACGTGGTTCTTAAGCCCAGTATCTTCTGTCAGGACAATCCACTTTTCAGTTCTCAATACAGCGTTTTTCGCCCTACCTAAACCCCTTCGGGTTTAAGTCACTTTGACGAAATTTCAGGGCATATTTGCCCCAGTGCCCGCGGAGAGACTCGAACTCCCCCGCCTGCCAGTCGGGCTAAAATAAACACATGGATTTAGGCAACTTATGGTCGATAATCACCGAGCCGGACATTTTCTTAACCGCTCTTTTCGGAGCCGGAGGCTTCTACCTAGGACTTAAGCAAGACCGCTACGCTCGCCAATACGACGGCGCACACCAAACCTCAATACAATTCCAACGCACAGGAGAGCACATACAACGCTCAACAGACCCCGAACCATATGAAGTCATACGAGTAACCATCTGCTACCGAGGATTCGACACCCTCCACGGAGTCAGAACTTCCCTGGTCTGGGAAAACGGCGCCCACTGGGACCTCTACCCCGAGACTCATCTTCATCCTGGAGAAACACTCGGCCCGAAGGATCTTGAAATACCGTGTAGCGACCTGGATAATGTGCATTTACATGTCGCATGGCAGACCCCACATCCCACCATTCGAGGTAACAGGCTCCGGTATCAAGCACTCCGGTTGAACCTGGCTCAAGAGGCTCAACAATGGCGATGGTATCCATTCGAAAACCTACGACGTCGTCGTCACCACCCCGCCGGAAAATGGAAGACCATCCACCATCAGCCATCCGACGAGAAAACCTTTCCAGGCTGGCCAAACGGCATGCCAACCAAGACCATAGACTGGTAAACATCAACAACACTCCTTTAAATACACTCGACCATTACCGCCTACACGCAGGGCTTTCTTCTATGCGGCATGTGCTTCACTTGATTTGGGGACACATCCCCAGAAAGCGAGGTGAGTAAGTTGGCTAAATCTGCCGGTAAAAGTTCAGGGAAGTCATTTAGAAGCGCCATCACAGGGCGTTTCGTAAAAGCTTCCACAGCTGCTCGACATCCAAAGACCACTGTTTCTGAGTCACGGTCTAAGAAATCGAAGTAGCTAATCCGCGTCCTGGTCTGCCATGTGGTAGTCCAGGGCGTTCTCTACAAGAGCTTCAATGACATCCGGCAAGATTTTGTATTCAATGTGAATACCTTCCGAAGCCCCATCAACGTCGATATTGATTCCCGATTCGTCGGGCGCAATGTTGAGCTTGCAAATTTTCGAAAACATCCCACTCACCTCCTTTATGCTGTGTAGTACTGGTCCCACACTTGCTGCATTAATGGGCGGTCTGCTTCGGTGTAGCCGTTGACCTGGCGCACCTGGCCATTAGACAAGGTCAGGTCGTACTTTTCAGGCTCACGACCCCTCTCCAGCGTGTACAGTGCCTTCATCCGCTTACCGAACATTGGGGCCACAGACTTCATCTTCTTGTTGGAAAGATTCTTCGACTTCAAAAAGTCCGCCGTGTACAAGGGGCGGGTTTCCGGGTCGAGCTCTGGGGCTTCACCAAGTCCACGAGCGAGTACAATCCGTGCCTTCGCCTCCAGGTGGTCAGGGTGAATAAGCCCCTTCGCCGCCTGACACAACTCCATCCGCATCTGAGACTCACGCATCAAAGCATTCAACTGATGCTCCTCAGCACGAGGATTAATCGCACCACCCTTATGGAAGTAGGCATCGAGGGCGTTAGCGGCTTCGAGCTGGTAGGCCTCAAGTGTTGGGCGTGCCGCTTCGGAGACGCGGTTGGTGTCGATGGTGGCCAGCCACATCGTGAGAGTACGACGATCAACCATGAACATTTCACGGTTCTTTCCGTCTGCTCCAACTGAGGTCATCATGACCCCGGTTGCCCATGACTTCTCATGGAGCTTGCGGCGCTGAGCCTTGCTGTCGATGCCGAGTGCGTCGCAGATTGGTCGCAGCACTGCCCATTCGGTGCCATCCTTCTGCACCGCCATGATGGGGTTAGAAGTTCCGGGAACTGGTATAGTGACAAGTTGATTATTCATTGTGATACACTCCTTTGTGAGTTGATTGTTTTTGGCTCGGTGTTCCAGCACCGGGCCTTTTCTTATGCGGCGGTTCGTCCAGTTGGGCGGCGGCGGAACCTTACTCGCTCCGTGGCCGCTTCTTCGCGTGTAGTGACGAATGCTGTTTCAAAGTCAACGGCGAAGTTGTTTAGGACTGAGCCGATGACGCGGCCGGTTGCCTCTTTCCCCGGCTGAATCCAGCGGGATGCGGTGGAGGGTGGTACGCCTAGTTTTTCGGCGAAGCGCGATAACGTGACGTACTTTTCAAGTTGTTCATCGACCCATTCCTGGCGCAGTCGAGTGGTGTCGATTACCTGCATGACCTGTCCTTTCGTGGGTGTAATTTCAGCACTGCAATTTGTTCTTGCGGCACTGGAATCAAGAATACACAGATTTTCTAGTCTTGCAAGTTTTTCTTGTTTTGCTGCAATGACTTGCTTTTTTGCTAGTCTGCAAAATACAATCAGGGCATGGAATCAACACGATGGTGGACGTACCTCAGCGAAGTGATGGGCGATGACACTGCCACAAAAGCCGCCAAGAAAACGGGAATCAGCGCATCAAATTTCACCCGCTGGAAGCAGGGTGCTAACGCAGACCCCGAGTTTGTTGTGAAGGTCGCTCGTGCCTACAAGGTGAACGTGCGAAGAGCGCTTGTAGAAGCGAACTTCATCACAGAGGAAGAGGCGGGGTTCATTAAAGAGCAACCAGGTCAAACTGAAGCTCACCTCTATGAATCCCTACAAAAACTCAAAAACATCATCGAGGAATCAGAGGGCGTGGTTAAAAGCATGTATGAAGAACGTCGCCGCCAAACCCCACATCTCACCCCCGTGTCCGACCCGTCTGGTTCACTGCATGATGACGATGATGGTGTTGTCCGCGAGTTTGACTACTCCCCCGACGAATACGCCGCCGACTCATCACCCAACGAGCAAGAAGAACGCGAAAAACGAGGAGAAGACCTAATTGACTGACCTAACTGGACGTAAACAACTTTTACAACAGCCTGGTCAAAGGCACTTGGAGGGCAAGAAATGTACTTGGTTCGACCCCTGCATAAAGCCTAGCTTGGCCAGCCTATTCACCCCTTGGGGCCAGCCATAGACGCACTGAAACCGGCTATCTCACCTATCAGGGTGAGAAGTCCGCCCCCTGGAGGACTTATCGCCGGTTTCACACTCATCATATCCTGAAAGTTGACTTTTAACAACGTACGGACATTAATGATTGAAGCTCTTATTCAGGCGGCTGAGGCCCGCGGCTACCGCATTAGGTGGCATCTTGGCGGTCCGAAAGCAGCATGGCTCCCCCACCGGTCCACCATCAGCCTGCGCGTAGGCATGGATGACACAACTACCCTGTGCTCTCTCGCCCACGAGTTGGGCCATGCGCATTATGGTGACCCGCCCGGCCACCACGGGGCACATGAGCTACGCGCCGACAGGTTCGCCGCCCGCCTCCTCATCAACCCGGCAGACTACGCCGCTACTGAAGCAATCTACGGACCACACCCCACCCTCCTCGCCGCAGAGCTAGGAGTCACAGTCAAAGTCCTCAAAACCTGGCAAACCATCTACGAAAGGAAACTAGCAGCATGAACACCACATACCAGCTACCCACCATCAATTCAGACTGGAGCAACGTACAAATTAACGGTGAGTACTACCACCGCGATGAAATACGCAAAGCCGCGTACACCTCGAACAGTGAAAGCGTGAGCGAATATTTCTTCAACGTCACCCTCGTCTGCGAACCTGACAACCCGTACTCGAAGTCGGGGAAGGCCATCTCAGTGCGCAACGGCAACGACATTCTGGGCTATATTCCCTCCGACGTAGCCAAAACTTACTACCCAGAAATTGCCCGCATCTGCGCAAGCGGAACCATTGCAGAAACAAATGCCCGGCTCTGGATTTCAGGTAACCTCTTTAGCCCTGACCCGCGAATGGAGCTATCAATCGCCCTCCTCGCCCCAGGTCTTAACGTTCCGCTAAACAACCCGCCGCTAGACGGATGGGGCCTAATCCCCTACGGAAAGCCGATTCAAGTCACAAAAGAATCGGACCACTTCGACATCTTGCAAGACTACGTCCCGGAATCAGGCAAGGGCCCACTGTTCGTCACATTGCACAAGGCTAATCTGGGCGTAAAGAAAGTCCGTGTAGGCGTGGAGGTTCGACTCGACGGGGAACGAATCGGTGAGCTCACGAAAGCCTCCAGCGAGAAACTGCTCCCCGCCATCGAGCACCTCAATGCACAAGGACTCGATGCCGTTTGCTACGCAACCATTCAAGGATCTGCCATTGCAGCAGAGGTTACCTTGCACCTTCTGCGGGCAAATGAGATGGACGACGAAAGCCTGAACCCAGAAGTAGCTCCACTCCCCCAACTCGTACCTTTCGAACCTGATCCAGACGACTACAACGTTCCGGATGCATACATCCCGCAGCGGGGCGATGCAGCAATCAAGCCATCCCCCGAAGAGAAGAGTTTCGAACACCAATCGTCTGCTTATGTAGATACTGCGGCATTAACCACTCCTGCCACAGGTGCGCCATGGGAGATGCTCCTAAACCCTGATGATTCTGAACGTGCCACGCCCTTCCAACGTGGATACGTACGTGGGCAAATCTGCCAACACTTCCCAGGTAACAAGGCGCCAAGGATCGACTACGCCACTGTCAACCAGTGCGCAAATATCTTGCGGTACTTCGACAAATCCCCGGCCCCATTGACGCAGCATGGCCGCGGCTCTAAGGCTCTGTGGTGGACGCTCATGGCGGTTGTTTTCTTCCTGGTGGCATTATTTTCAAATATCCCAGTTATTGGGCCGGTGATTGTGTTTATTTGGTTAGCAGTCATCATCCACCATTTTGTGACACGTCGTGGCTTGAAGGGGCCGTTCGGCAAGCAAACGTAGAACACAAAAAATGGCCACCCATTCACCCCGGCGACGTTGGAAATCAATGGGGTGAAGGGTGGCAGCAATCAGCACGAGAGGCCATGCGTTTTACAATCCGCATACCGCGCAGTCTAAGAAGCCGACCAGCGGAAACGCACTATATTAGCAGGTGAGCATATGCGCGCGCACCTATAGACCACACCAACCCAAAACACCCACACCCACAAACTAGTGAAACCAAGAAAGCACAGATAGGATATGAACCATGACGACTTTGAACCCCCCGCAAGAAGCGCCGGGCGTTCCTCACGGGCCTCGGCAGCGTCCTGGACATCAACGGCCAGACGACCTTTCGACGAACCCATATTTTTTAAAAACCAGCGCCCAAGAGGAATTCTCGGCTAGACTCGCCACCACACCCTATAACTCAAATAGGATTTAGGAGCACCCCGTGGATTTTCTGGCTACCATGGCCTCGGTTTGTACAATCGCCACACTTTTTCTGGCCTTACTATCCAAAGCCTTCAAATCGGTAAGTTACAATGCTAAGCAACGCAGGCTCTCCGAAGAATTAGACTCGCTTCGCAAGGCAGAAGAATCTCTCCGACAACCCCATTCTTCGTTTACGAACGAATCTATTTACTGGGCCAGTCAGAAACAAATACGCGAAAATACAATTCGCTATATTGCACTCAAGGAGTACCCGAAAAGTCAGCTTGTTATCCCCATCGCTGTAGCAATACTTTCTTTTACAGTTACCGTTTGCTTCACTGGCTCGTTTCTTATAGAGGTAGAAAATTTTACCTTTAAACTCGACTACCTCGTGTGGGCTATTGAATGCGGTTTTGCTTGGGGGGTAATGTGTTTTTGCTTGGCAGCCATCGGGGAAAGGCAAATGTGCCTCGAAGATTACGCAAAGCAACTAAGGAATGGCTCTTTTCCCCTTGCTCCTCGGCAACCCCAGGACGGTGCACAGTTCTACGGTAAGAGTAGCTGGTACCGTTACAACCTCTCTTGGCTAGTATTTTCCGCTTTTTACACCATCGTATTCTTCTGCATATTCCTACCAACTGCCTCTATTAGCTCAAAGGAGTTTGGTTGGTACCACTGGCTAGGGTTAGCAGAATTTTTGGCTATCTGGTTTGTAGGGTCTGGAGCAGTAAATGCATTTTTAAAGTGGGTATACGAAAAGGATTTTACTCCTCAATATGCTGATTCCCCCGAGACAGCTGACGACCAAGAAACTACAGATTCAGAAAACACCAAAAAGAACGGCCAAAGCTCCGAAGAATAATGTATGCCTTCAATTAAACCCTATAAAACCGCTAAAGGGAGGGCGTGGCGTGTTCAGTACCGCTCCCCCGACGGCAGGAACCGTACGAAGCAGGGTTTCCGTACGAAGAACGAGGCGCAAGCATGGGCGGATAAAAATGCCACCACCATACGCGAAGGTGACTGGATTGACCCCAACGCCGGGAAAGTCACCGTCGGGGAATTAGGGGCACGGTGGCTAGAAATGCAAACCCACCTCAAACCATCCACCCTGCGGACAACTGAACAAACCTGGCGCATTCACGTCCAGCCACGCTGGGGGAACACGCCCATCAAGGCGGTGAGGGCCTCCGAGGTACAGCACTGGGTATCAAACACGGATCGTTCCGCATCAATCGTGAGGAAGAATCACGCGATGCTATCCCAAATCCTAGACATGGCGGTTCGAGACGGGATTGTGAAATCCAACCCGGCGAAAGGGGTGACCCTTCCGAGGAAGGCGAAGGCCAAGAAGGTGTATTTGAGTTGGGAGCAGCTTTCCGCGTTCGCCAACGAATGTGGAGATAATGCGCCTATCGTGTGGCTGCTAGGCACTGTGGGGCTTAGGTGGGGTGAACTGGCCGGCCTGCAGGTCCAGGATGTGGATGTTTTGCGGAGGCGTATTGCTGTGCGCAGGAATGCTGTGACTGTGGGGGCCGAGGTGAAGATAGGAACTCCGAAGACGCATGAGTCTCGGGTGGTGGCTGTCCCTCGGTTTGTGATGGATATGTTGGTGCCGCTAATGGATGGGAAGGCTCAGGATGCCTGGGTGTGGTGTAGGGCGGATGGGTCCCCGTTACGGGTGCCGTCGTCGAATACATGGTTCTATTGTGCGCTGAAGCGGTGCATGGAGAAGGACCCAGATTTTCCGCGTGTTACGCCGCATGGGCTTCGTCACGTGGCGGCAGGGTTGATGATTCACGCGGGGGCGAATGTCCTAGTTGTGTCTCGTCAACTTGGCCATGCAGACCCCTCAATGACACTGTCCGTCTACGCGGGACTATGGGAAAACGATTTGGACACAGTAGCTAACTCACTAGAAGGGTTGTTCCACGAGCAGCAGGACGGGAAAGCTCACCGCGTCGCTTCCGATTTACGACCAGGCTCACGTGAGAAGGCGTGATAGAGAACATTTCCGCAATCTGGGTCTGACTGTACTTGCCAGAAGCGTATGTCTTACGAATGAGGGCGATATCGAGGTCGGATAGCTTTGTCTGTGGGCGGTATTCTCCGTTTAGCGTTCTCCCCTTCTTTGCCATATCTGCATTGTTATCAGCCTTTGTACCGAGGAAAAGGTGTTTGGGGTTCACGCATTTAGGGTTGTCACACTTGTGGCAAACAGCTTGTTCGCTGGATGGTTCGCCGTAAGCCATAGACCAAGCGACCCGTGACGCTGTCTCGGGAAGATAGTTGCCTGATTTCGATTTGCGACCCGAGTTTATATGTCCGTACCCGTGACTGTTGAAGCTGCCGTTCCATTCCCAGCAGTCGTTGTCGGTGACGGTCCAGCCGGTGTTTTTGAAGCGCTCAAAGAGCGGGGTCTTGGGTCGTGGGGCTGCTTTGCTGAACTCTTCAAGCCTGCCGGCAATCCGCATTTGGCTGTAGTGGGTGCTGCAAAGTCCGCGTGCTTGGATTTTGCGTCCGCAATTATCAAATGAACATGTACCCTTGGGCATGTCGAATCTCCTATTCAGGTTCGGCCGTACACCCGGATGGTTGCCGCCATCGCGGGTGCTTTTACTTATTCAAGTATACCCCCTTTCGGATGCAGTGGGATTGTCGTGGAAAGGGGCTTAAGTATGGTGTTTATGCTGGGTAAATGGGGTTTGTGTCGCGGGTTCGAATCCTGCTGGGGGCACCGCGCGAAGCCTTGAGGCGCCGAGTTTCTCGCCGCTTCAAGGCTTTTTGTTTACGCTAGGTCTCACCATGCCCCATCCCGGAAAGGATTAACCATGTCGCTTCCCGCCCCCTCCCGCACCTCCTATGCCCTCGTCACGGGAGCCAGCCAAGGCATTGGCAAAGCCATGGCACAGGATTTCGCTGCCCTGGGTTATAACGTCATCCTCGTGGCCCGCCGCCGCGAGTTACTGGAGTCCATTGCTGCGGAGCTCGAGCAGCGCCACAATATTGACGCCATCGCCCTACCGGCGGATCTCGCCGTGGCTGACGACGTCGCCCGCGTAACCGACACCATCGCCACCCACGAGGTGTCGATCCTGGTTAATTCCGCCGGCATCGCCAGCTTCGGCCCCTTCATGGACCAGGACTGGTCCTACGAGACCACCCAGTTTGAGCTCAATGGCACTGCTGTCCATCACCTCACGCGGGCCGCCTTGGAACACATGCTGCCGCGCCGCAGCGGCGCCATTTGCAATGTCGGCTCTGCCGCGGGCAATATCCCCATCCCCAATAACGCCACTTATGTCTTCACCAAGGCTGGCGTTAATGCGTTTACAGAGGCCCTACACTACGAGCTAAAGGGCTCCGGCGTATCTTGCACCCTGCTCGCCCCCGGCCCAGTGCGCGAGGCCACCATCGCCGAAGAAGACCAATCAATCGTGGACAAGGTAGTTCCGGATTTCTTGTGGACCACCTATGAGTCTTGCTCCCAAGAAACAATTGCAGCGATGCGCCGCAACCAGCGCCGCGTGGTGCCAGGGCCCTTGTCGAAGGCTATGAATAGCCTCAGCCAAGTGCTGCCCACCCCGGTAATTGCACCGCTGGTGGGCAGCTTCTACGCCAAGATGGGCTAAGCCCCGGCGTCTTCTAGATCCTTGTTTTTGAGCACGCTGTCCTCGCCGCGTGCTCGCTTGCGCTCTACCCAGAAGTCTGCATTCCTGATTCCCAAGGCCTCGGGGTCGAACTGCGGATCCTTGCCAGCCTTCTTCTGCTTCTCATAGTCTTTGAGTGCCTTGATGGCAGGAACCTGGAGGAAGAGGATGGCAATGATATTAAGCCATGCCGTCGTGCCAACGCCGATATCACCGAGCGCCCACGCCGCCCCCGGGCTGGTGGTAGCACCGACGATGACGGAGACAATAATCAGCGCGCGCAGCACCCAAATCAGGCCACGGCGAGCAGCGCGGGAGCGTACCCACCGGTTGAAATAGGTCAGGTTAACCTCGGACATGTAGTAGTACGCTAGGACCGTCGTAAAGGCGAAAAAGGCAATGGAGACCGCGATGAAGGTGGGTCCCCATCCTGCAAAGACGCTATCGAGACCGGACTGCACATAGCCAGGCCCCACCTCAACGCCTTCTGGCAGCGAACCGTGGTAGACCACTTCACCATCCTCGGAGCTACCGCGGAAGACGGTGTACATATCCGTAGAAATGATCATGAACGCGGTAGCCGAACAGACAAAGAGCGTATCGACGTAGACCGCAAAGGACTGCACGAAGCCCTGCTTAGCTGGGTGGGAAACCTCAGCGGCTGCAGCGGACTGCGGACCGGTGCCTTGACCGGCTTCATTGGAGTAGATGCCGCGCTTTACACCCCACATGATGGCCGCGCCGAGCATGCCGGAGAAGCCGGCTTCCATATTGAAAGCAGATTTGAAGATAAGCCCGAAGACCTCTGGAATCTGCGAGAAGTTCATGCACATGACCACCACAGAAATCACAATGTAGATAACCGCCATAAAGGGCACGACGATGGTGGCGAAGTTCGCAATACGCTTCACGCCACCGATAATGATGATGGCCAAAATGCCCGCCAGGACAACGGCCGCCCAGGTAGAGTTCACGCCCCACGCGGTATCGGCCGCGGCAGCTACCGCGTTGGCCTGAATTGCGGGAAGGAAGTAGCTGGTTGCCAGGATCATGGCGACGGCAAAGACGATTCCGTAGACCACCATGAAGGGTGCAGCTTTAGTGTGCTTGTAGGCCTTCTCGATGTAGTACGCAGGCCCTCCGCGGTATTCGCCGGTGTCCTGGTCCTTTTCCTTGTAGATCTGGGCCAACGTACATTCGATAAACGAGGTGGACGAGCCGAGTAGCGCTACGGCCCACATCCAGAACACGGCACCAGGTCCACCGAAGGCAATGGCCGTGGCCACGCCGGCGATATTACCCACACCCACGCGGCCAGATAACGAAACCATCAAGGACTGGAAGGAAGAAACGCCGTCTGCGGATTTTCTCCGTTGACGATCTGCTTGAGCATGTCCGGAATGCAGCGCACCTGCAAACCGCGTGTCACCACGGTGAAATAAATACCCGCGCCGAGGCATAAAAACACCAAGACAGGGGACCAAATTACGGTATTGAGGGCAGCGAGGAAGTTTGCCATCTGCTCTCTCCTAAGTCTGTCGCACCTCCCGAATGAAGAGCGATAACCCAGAGTATGCCCTAACTCACAC